AAAGGAAGCTATGCTGTTAGCCCCAATCTTTAGCAAGGCAAGAGAACAAAGATCTATCTCGCTTGAAGCCATCATCGACCTCCGTCGTTGTAATATAATTGTAAACTTTAGCGACCGTTCGGGAAAATATTTATTTTTCGGCGCAAATTTATCATCAATTTCATGGCGTTCTAAATTATAACCATGGTTATGTGTCGCACATTAAAACTATATCTGCCATCGCCATGATAGCATAGAACGTGTAGCTTTATTTCTTTTTATTAAATATTAACATATGTAGGCGCTGTAGGCGGACAGTTGTTCGCAGTAAAACAAGGCATTCGGATGTAATGTATTTGTACAAGATAAGTGTGCCGGACCAATCTCCCGCTTGATTGTTCGTTCAGCAACAAGTTACGAGAAACCTGTCTCCGCTGGCCAATGGCCAGCGGAGACATTTAGATCCGCCAACTAGCGGTTCTGTATAGGATTGCTTAGTCGGTATCAGTGGTACCAACAGGGGTCAGGTTGGCCACGTCGACGACACCACTCGCGTTTTCATTGACCAAGAAAATGCCCGCGCCGGGAGTGCCGTCGGTGTCAACGTTGGCGAGGATCATGTCGCCGACACGGACCATCTCGGCGGCGCCGCTAAAGTATCCAGCATTGTCAGCCACGGCCCCCGTGTCCGTTGTCGTGTAATGCCAAAGCGTGAAACCGTTAGCATAGGCTAACACGCTAAGGTTCTTAGGATCGTATGCCATTGGTTCTTTACTCCTTAGCTTTCGAGGCAGCGCATGGTCACAACGCCGGATCCGTCAATAAGGCAGGCGCCTTGGCTCATCATATTGTTGGTGAAGTGCGCCGCTCGGTCACCGTGCCACGTGATATCCGTCTTGACCTCCGAGCCGATGGCATGGCCGACCGCGGTCTTGTGGTACCAAAAGCAGTGTCGGACATTGCCGCTCTTGGGTAGGCCCGAATGCGGAATCCACAACGTCCCCAACCAACCTTTGGCCTGGGTTCCTTTCCAAGGCAGGTGGTCGTCGCCGACGTAATCTGCGTTGGCGAACTCGTCGATGTTGAGTAGCTCGCTCCACTGTTTCCACCCGATCACAGCGAACCGCTGACCGTCGTCAGGAACGTCTGCCTCTCCCAACATCTCGAAGGCCGTTAGAATTTTCGGCTTGGTAAGGCCGTCGGTATCGGCATCGGCGAAATTGTTCGCAGTGGCCAGTTGGGAAATGATCAACTCATCGGTTTTTCGCCCGAGAGCATAGGCTCCGGCCTTGGCGACTACCTGCTGCTCGTTGATGTTGGTTTTAAGCTCGTCAAGTTTGTCCACCCAATCGCCGGCAAAGTAATCCTGAAGGATGCACTCGACCGGTGTGTGGTCGACGTTCATTACAGGTACTTTACCGTGACGAGCCTTGGTGCTGGCTGTGCCCTTGCCGACTTTCTGGAACGTCGTGGTCGCGCCAACGACGCTATTCTTGGTGCGCACCGTATTGCGCAGCTTGGAGCCCATCTGCTGATACTGGACATGAACTTCGGCTTCGAAATTCTTGATGAACGACAGGGCGACTTGCGTCGACATGTACGTCTCTCCTATCACTATTGAGGAATGATTTTGGTCGGAGCGCCAACGGCCGGTTCTGGATTGCCCGCCGAACGCTGAAGCGCACAGAACGCGCCGGGCCGAGAGCGAACCGTGCAGCTGCTCAGGGTTGTCCGGCGCGCATACGTAAATTGTTGCCGCGCCCAGCGGGGCAACTTCCCTCAGGTAGCTTCCCGCCGGTTATCGTAGTCTTTCCAATGGATACGGGGCGCCGGTTTCCGGATACCGGCGCCCCGTGGGGGAGCCATGCGAGCGAAGCGCGCTCACCCCTTCTCGCGATAAAGATTGCGGAACCCGGTCCTCACTTTTTCGACTAGCGCGGGATCCTGATCACGCCAGTAGGCTGGATCGCGCATTAACTTTTTCAGTTCAGCCTCGGTTGGCATGCCGTCCCCGGCGGAGCCTTGATGAAGTAAACCAGGCTCATCACCTGCCATCATTCGATGGATTGCTAACACACCGTCGTAAGTCGTCGACAGCGCCTCAAAGACCGGCTTCGGCAATCTGGACTGACCCCAGGCCTCGATCTGACGAGCGGTCTCGCGCCATCTTTCCTCTCCGCCGAAGTGCCGGACGAGGTTCCCAAGCTGGGTCTCCGCCTCAAAGACCGATGCAACTTCGGCAATCATCGGCGGAAACCGTTCAGCCGCTATATCATAAACCACTTGTGCTTGTTCTTGGGTCAAGCCCGCTGCATGAAGGCGCTTATTTACTTCAACATCACTTGCTAATATTTCGTTATCAACATTAATCTTATAGTCTTCCGGAGAGCCGGGAGGGGTGTTTTCGTTAAGGCTGCCGAGCTTGCGTTCTAGCTCAATGTATGACTTAATCAGCCCATCTGTTCGAATTTGTCCCAGTTCTTCGTCCCAGAATTTTTCAGGGATGCCCGAAGGTTTTTGCGGGTTGCTAAGTTCGGAACCTTGAGCATTTGCATCCAACCTATCCTGGGGATCGCCCGCATCTACTTCGAGTAGACTCTCAGTCATTCTTGATCTCCACACCTCGGTGATTGCTGTTACTCATCGTAAACTCGAGATTTCGTCCTTGATGGCTGCCCCGTGTTATAAGAGATGCAATGAAACTTACAAGTTGCCGCTGACCCTCTAGATGACGGAGGAGCGAATCGGGAGCATCAGGCCCAAGACTTCTCTCCAACGTTATTCTGCGCAGGTGCCGCATTACCTGATATCCGTGCTCACTACGGAAAGTGCGCACATAGGATTTTAGCAGATCCGCAGAGATGCCTGCCGTCGGTGCTCCACCCTCAACCTCGTCACCGGCCTCATCGAACCAATCCCATCCGGAATCATGACCTCGCATCGGTCAATTCCCCTTTCTGGCCATAGAGATTTTTCATTGAGGGGGAAGTACCGCCATCGACGATTGGCGTAGCGGACGCATTGGCAATGGCAGCAGCGCCTTGCGCTAAAATGTTTCCAATTTCAGACTCCAACACAACGTCGGGAGGCAATTCATGAATCAGTTCACCAGGGACCCCCAAGGAACGCCCCAACCACCGAGCAGCGGCTGCCTGATCGATGGCCATTAGTGCTTCGGGTCCCATGGTCTTTACGGTTTCAAGCCAAAGGATCGTATTCTGGACGTCTTGTTGGGCTTGATAGCGTGCCAGTGGTGTCTTGTATGTGAGCGCGACGATGCGATCATCGACCGCGAAATCTGAAATCTCTCCCCGTCGAGCGAGTATTGCCCTTGCTCGCATCACGAGAGGAGTAAGTAGCTCAGATTGGAGACGTCCATAAGTAGCGCCAAGGACCCGCGCCATCTCGGCGGAACGCTCAAGTACCTCCGTAGCGGTCATTCGGGGGCCGTTTATTTGTCCGAGTTGATCGACAAAGAGGGCTTTTCGAATGCGCCCTCGAAGTTGCTCAAGAACAAGTTCGGAAACATCAAACCGACCGGGGGCCTCAAGCGGCGTGAGTCCCGCTGAACCCACTGCTTTAGGAATGATTGTTCCCGGGGCCAATTTGATTGTCGCCGGGTTGATAACGCCGTCGTCGTCGGCTTGCCACATTCCCGTCACGGCGATCGAAGCGTTTTTCAACACCAGTTCCACCACCTTGTTGGCGGTTTTGATGTCGGGCAGAGCCTTCATCACCGGTGAGCGGCCGTACACCTCTCCAGGTGCTTTCATCCAACGGAAATTGATGAACGGAGAGGACGCAAACCGACCTTCCGAAAGCACAACCGGTTCGCCGACCGTAACGGCACCCCGTTCGGCCACAGCGAGATAGGAATAGCCGACTTCATCCGGTATCACAGACTCGATGATCGAGATGGGACTGTCGGATTTCTCTTTGAACCAATGTGCCAGTATGTCGGATGAACTAGCCGCTGGAAATCGGGCAATCAACTGTGCGGGCGTCAGTTCGCTGCGGCGGAACGTCGTGTCGAGACGCCCTGACGGTCCTTCTTCCAGTACCAACTGCGTCAGAGGCACGGCTGTAAATCGGAACGCCGAGGGTTCGCCTGGGGCTGCTTCCTCGAACATCAGTGAAGCGGTACCCGCCGTCACCAAGTCCAGGTAACACTGGTGCATCTCGACGGCAATGTTGGAGTGATCCATGTGCGACCGGAGCACAGTCGTTATGCGCTCCAACTCTGGTTCCAATTCTTGGTGCTCGACAAAATTGGCATCTGGTCCTGCAGCAAAGCCGAACCATGTTGTCCAAGGCGGTGTCAATTGGGCCATAAGGCTTGCTGCCAATTGATCTACCGCATCCGGGGCGGTCCCGTCGAACAGCTTGTCGCCTTTCTTCTCCCCAGATTGTGTGAGTCGGACGGCTGAGTCGCGATAGGGAAGCGCATACTCATAGCATTCCTGCCAGTGGCTTTCCCAGTTGCTCCGCCTCTCTCTGGCCCTTTGGTAACGCTCGATGACGCCTTTCGGGGTTAAAGCAATCATATTTATTCTCCCAAAAGGGACTTTCGTTTTGGTGCCCAATCGCTAAGTGCGAGAAGGCCACGCGGTGAAGTGGTAACGGTACCGGCGAGGCCGCGGCGTTTTCGCGCAAGGGCGTCCAGCCTTTTCTGACGCGCGACTTCCTCGACATCTGGCTCAGTTGCTGGTGGCGGGGGCGATGGGGCAGATGGTGACGGCAAGTCGAAGATCCCAAACCCACCCATGGCGAGAATGCTCCTTGGTTGCTGGTTGGTGACACAAAAAGACCCGCCAGCGGGGCACTGGCAGGTCTGGACACACGTCGGGCGTTCACTGAACTGTATATATACCTACATTGGCCCCTTGTCAAGGAAATTAATACTACTCCAACATGATGCATCTGACTCCTCGAACGCTTTTGGACCCCATGTCCGATTGAGATCTGGGTGACCTCTCTCACAGTATGCAAGTGTCGAGGGTTGCACCGGATGGTCGCTTTGGTTGCTTAATCGTTTCCCGGGATTGAGCGGCCCGCATTGGGAAGGCCGAAGATCCTTTCGCCGATCATGGACGGACGGGAGAAGTCAGACTCCTCTATAGTGTGTGCTGGGCAGCGCCCAGATCAGGTGGGTTGAAGTCCCACTGGCGCCCTTGTAGGGGGTGCCATATCCAAAGGCGGGGGTAATGCCTCGCTGGCCGGGGTGTACGGATAAGGGAAGGCCTAAACGGGCACGAAGCTGGAAACGGCGGAGACAGCCAAGGCGGGAGCTAAGTCGGTGC